GAACACGCAGACTGCGCCACGGTTGATGATGCCGCCGTCGTCGAACAGTTCGCGGAACGCAAACACCAGCGGGGCGCCAATGAAGGCCATTGAGTACGCGCCACGTTCGGCGTAGATGATGTTGTTGCCTGCCAGCGGAAGACTGTCGATCAGCCTGCCGAGACGGCCACCCAGAATGTTCTCGCCCGCCAAGTTGGTCGTGCTGGTGATGTCGTAGCTGCCTGGCACCGATGTCGGGTCGAACTCGTCGCCCCAGCGCACGGTGTACGGGTATTCAGTCGAACCGTCTGTGTAGCCAACCATCACCAAGAAGGAGACGAAAGGTTTGATGCAGTTCGTGCGTAGATTCGTTGGCCAGTTGGCGATGTCAGCAAACGCGGTGCCGCTTGGCGCCATGTATTGCGGTTTGTCGCTGCCGTTGTTCGCCAAGAAGCCGAAGCCGATCTGGCTGGTCTGCCAGCGGGGGCTGTTGGCGTAGCCGCTGGTGTAGGCGGCTGCGGTGACGTTTACAACGCTGGTGCCTGTGTAGCGGTAAAGGTTGTTGGCTGTGCCGACGACCAAAGTGCTGTTCCCGTCAACGAACCAGCCCGCGACGTGTGTCGGCGCGTTGGCCACGGCGGTCACGTCGACGTAGCCCAGAGCCTTGCCCAGACGACCGTTGAACATCTGCACGTTATTGCCTGCGGCGAACTGGGTCAGTTCGACGTCATACGGCTGCTGGTCTGGGACAAGCCCGCCAGCGCCGATGTTCCGCAGGGGAACCATTACCATTAGCGGGACTCCAACTCCGCGACCCGCAGTTCAAGAGCCTTGATGGCTTCGATCAACAGGCCGACTAAGTTCTGGTACGCCACGCTCTTCAGGCCGTTTTCGTGAGTGTGTACGACCTCTGGCACGACGCGCTCAACCTCTTGCGCGATCACACCGATGCGCTCTTCCATGTTGAACTTGCTGATGTAGCTGACGCCACGCATCGCCTTGACCTTGTACAGCGCCTCGGTGATCGTCTCGACGTTGGTCTTGGTGCGTTCGTCCGAGAACGCCGTGATGTCGCCAGTGGCGGTCACAGTGCCGGATACGGACACGTTGCCGGAGATGGTGCCACCGCCGGTCGAGAACTTGCCGTCAAGCGCGGCCTGAAGGCCGGACGTGTCCGCGATGGCCAACGTGACCACGCCTGTTTTACCGGCCACACTGGTGACAGGGGCCGCGTTGATTGTGATAACGCCTGTGGTGCTGCTGTACGAGCCAGCGCCTGACACGCTGATCGCAGTGCGGGCGCGGGCGTTGGTGAAGTAAAGGTTTGTGCCTTCACCGATGCTTGTTGTCGTCGCCCCTGTTGAGAGCTTCCCGTCAAGCGCCGCCTGGAGGCCGGATGTGTCGGCAATGGCCAGTGTGACTGCGCCTGTCTTGCCAGCCACGCTGCTGACCGCACCAGCGTTTATCGTGATGACGCCGGTCGTGCTGTTGTACGAGCCAGCGCCTGACACGCTTATCGCTGTACGGGCGCGGGCGTCGGTGAAGTAGAGATTGCTGCCTTCGGCGACGTCTGCGGTGTTCAGTGTTACCGAGCCAGTCTTACCAGCCACGCTGATAACAGGAGCGCCCGTGGCGCTGAAGCTGATGACGCCAGTGGTCGGATTGTACGAAAGATCGCCTGCTGCGCTGATCGCTGACCTTGCGCGGGCCGTGGTGAAGAACTGGTTTGTCGATCCCTCCGCCACGGCGTCCGAGTTGAACGAGATGTTGGCCGTGCCGTTGAAGGACACGCCATTGATGGTGCGGGCGGTCTGCAAGGCCGTGGCCGTCGAGGCGTTGCCTACGAACCCTGGCGCAGTGATTGGCCCCGTTGCCGTGCCGCCGGCCAAGGGGAGATACGCCGTGTTGAGCGCCGACTGTGTCGCCGTTACGGGGCCAGTGATGTTGGGGAAGGTCGCCTTAACAGCAGCCTTGATCAAGCGGAGGTGGTTGTCCCCTTGGTTGGCGTTATCCGACGACGTCGGATTCGTCTCGACCAATCCGTTGATATATGTCGCGCTTTCAAGACCCATAAAAACACCCTTTCACGCCTGCGATAACACAGAAGCGGTTAATTGACGACCGTTTTATTTGGACAGTCGTTTTCACAAACACACACCCACTTGCTGTTGTGGGCTTCTATCTCTTTGATGGTCGGCATCGTGTCGCGCTCAGAGTCATAGCCAAGCGGCGTTGCGATACGACAGTAATCACTCACTACGGCGGGCGCGGTCGAAGCGGCTACGCAGCCGCTCAGTGCGAACGGGGTCATCAATAGCCACAGCCTGTTGAGCTTTATGTTCACGTTCTATGACCTCCTTCATGTCCGCTTCGCGCTGCTGCGCTTTGCCGGCCTCAAGCAGCTGCCTGTCTCCGAACAGGCGAAAGATCGCCTGAAACAGACCCAGCAGCTGCTTGATGCCCTGTATCACTTGGTTTCTGCTGGGATGCCGTTGCGGATGAACGCGGCCATCAGAGCCGTGAACACCAGATTGGCGGTCTGGATCAGATCGGCTTCGCCAGTGGCGTATGCAGCGACAGCCGTGATAACAGCGACGCCAGCGGTGATGTATGTTTTATATCCTGCAAACATTCGTATTCTCCTATGCTTCGTTGGTAGAGACGTTGCCAGTGGCCCTGCGGACCATGCGGCCTAACACGGGTTGGTCTTTCGGCCAACGGATTGCGGCGCACCGCTCTTTGGCGATTGACGCGATGTTGACGCCGTCGTTCTGGTTGCCCCCAAGGACGTGGTAGTGCGTGGCACTTTCGGCGACGTAAAAGCCGACGTGGCCACCGCCAGTGCGGTCGAAAACAAGGATGGCGCCAGGCGCGATGCGTTCAGGGCGTAAGTTCGCGCCGTAATCGGCCCAACCCTTTGCGCGATACCAGTGCTTGGGATAAGGCAGTCCCGCCTCGTCCATCGCCCACGCCACGAAGAAGCCGCACCACGGCGTCTCGTCGTTCGACCACCAAGCCTTCAGCTTGGCCAGTCCTTTTACGATCCAAGGGTTATGCCGTGGGCCTTTGATCTCACGCTCCCCGATCTTGCCGCGAGCGTAACTCAGCCATTTGGGGTCAGTCAACATCCGGTTAGCCCCCCAACTTTGCCTTGAATGCGGCCCACAAAAAAGCCACTGCTGTGCCTAGGCCAGCCGTCCACTTGACGAATGCCAGTACGTTAGTCGCCGTCTTCCAGGCGTCGAGAAGGTCTTTGGTGTCTTGGCGAAGACCCTTCATATCCTCTTTCATCTGGTCCATGTCCTGTCGCAACAGGGCCAGTTCAACGTCTGTGTTTTGGTGGTCGGTCATTACGAGTTGTCCTCTACTGATACTGTCACCGTCCAGTAGCGCGTAATGCCGGCAGCGGTTGCGCTGACCGTGAATACAGCTTCCTTAGCGCCGCCAAAAGAAGTGGTTGAGTTGCTGAACGTGATGCTGGTGGCCGAACCACCGCTGGAAACGCTGGCGTTGCCGCCGGTTCCTGTTTTTGTCCAAGTCCACGTCGCAGACTGGTTGCAAGTGATCGTGAGGCTGGCATTCAAACTGCCGAAAGCGTTGAGATACACTGGCGCGCCTGCCGACGCGCCGCCGTCTGGCGAGAACGCCACATCGGACGTGCCGAAAAACTTTGACATCGAAATTGTGCCTGATGCCGGCACTGCGCCGTTGACGCCAGAGGTACTGCCAGGGACGTTGGCGCCGCCTGCGTAATACTCAGACATGGCGATAGGGTTCGCGCCCCCAAACTCAGTTTGGATTTGGCTTAATGATATTGCGCCAGATGTTTGAAGTGTCACGCCGAAGCCCCCGCTAAGTTAGTTTGGCATAGCGGAAATTGTGTCTTCCGGCAATTCTATTTCTACCCAAGTCAATGTGGCTTCGTTCCAACGGTAACGCTTTCCGTCATCTGGTAACGGCGTTGGTGCACCCCACAGGCAGGTGTCTTCGTTCAGCGTCCATGATGGGAATGGTTGCGGCGCATAGAACGCATCGCGCACTGCGTCGTAGGTGAAGCCGACGCCAGCGTAGTTCTTACGCAGCGGACGGCCTTCGGGGTGCTGACCGCCATAGGTGTTGTACGATGTCTGCACCCAAAGTGCAGGGTCGCCAAATAGGCCCGTGTCGATAACGTCCTGTTCGATGACCAGAACTTCGGTGACGATGCCGCCTTCAACTTTTGCAAAATGGCTCATGCCGTGTAACTCCCAGATGAAGTAAATGTTAGAATTGTGTTGGAGCCGCTGGTCGTAACCGTAGGCGAACCAGTTGTCGTGCCAGTGTATTTGGATGTTGGGATTGATAGGATAACCACACCTGAACCACCAGCACCGCTGTTGCCGGAAGAAGGCAAGCCGCCACCACCGCCGCCGCCTGTATTGGCGGTTCCTGCTGTCGCCGCTGCGCCGCCACCGCCAGTGCCAGCAGTGCCATTAGTAGCACCAGAACCAGCACCACCTCCTGCGCGTGTGACTGAAGAGCCTGTGATTGACGAAGCAAGGCCGTTGCCGCCGTTGCCGCCTACAGAAGCAGTCGCGTTACCACCAACAGCACCAGCGCCGCCTCCGCCGCCGCCCCTTTGGTAGCTGGCTCCAATACCGCCTTTATTACCTTGCCCAACCGTCCCAGCGCCGACAGCGGAACCTCCCATAGAGCCGCCGCCGGAGCCGCCCGTGCGACCCGCCGCGCCAAAGCCGCCAGCACCGCCGCCGCCAGCAATAGCTGTGCTTG